TATTCTTGATTTGTCGGACATTCTCGGTGCATTCTTGAACAATCATGCAACCAAGGGCATCCATAGTATAGTAACCCTTTTTCAGTTTAGATTCATTTGCCCAGGTTGATGCAGCAGTGACTCCTAGAATAGCAGTGTTAATGACACTAATACCTAGGAGTCCAAACAAAAACTTTTTCATTATTTTATGGAAGTGGGATTACACCACCAGTTGCTTTGGGAAGTTCTGGGGGTTTGGGCAGAAGTTCTTCTACAAGACCAGGAAGGATAGTTTTTACCTCCCCAATAGCTTGCTCTTTAACTCCTTCCATTATAGCATCTTTTTGGAGAAGCACATAAGCACCACCACCAATCAGAGCAACAGAAGTTAATCCAGATAGCAGTGCTACCACATTAATTAGTTTTTGCATCTTTCTTAGGTTCAATAGCAGAAACGACTTCTGGTTCTTTCTTTGCTGGTGCTTTTTGTGGAGCACCACCAGATTTAGCAGGACTTAATCCGAAGGCAGCGAGAGATCCAGAGAATACTGAAGCAATAAAAGTTGGATCAAAATCAAGAATCTTTTGACCGTTAGGAAGTCTAACGTAACTAAAAGTGAGAAGAGAAGCAGACCAGATAAGTACAACGACTTTCACCAGATTACCAAGGACTTCACTTTTATCAACATCGTGGTCTTTCTCTTCTACAACTGCTGGTTTAGTATCAGACATTTGTAGAGAGTAAGGCAGCTCTATTTATTGTCTAAATAGGTCAGAACACAATATCTATGAAGCAGAAAGATGCCTCTTAGTAAGTTAGATAATTTTATCAAGAACACCCAGGGTCGTATTTTATATGTGAATCCTAACGATCTTGATGCCACTGATAGCATTGAGAATCAGGGTAACTCTCTGACGCAACCCTTCAAGACTATCCAGAGAGCCTTACTTGAATCTGCAAGATTCTCTTATGTAAGAGGTAAAGATAATGACCTCTTTAACAGGACAACTATTATGTTGTATCCTGGTGATCACATTGTAGATAACAGACCAGGATTCGCAATCAAGAATGTAGGTGGTGTTGGTAAGGTAGTAAGTCCATCTGGATCTGAGACGGACGCAACAACAACTCTCAACCTTACACTTACATCAAACTTTGATTTAACTCAAGAAGACAATATACTCTATAAGTTTAATAGTGTCAACGGTGGTGTTATTGTCCCCCGTGGTACATCTATCGTAGGTCTTGATCTTAGAAAGACAAGAATCAGACCTAAGTATGTTCCCAACCCAACTGATAGTGCTGTTGGACAATCTGCTATCCTGAGAATCACTGGTGGTTGCTATTTCTGGCAGTTCACTTTCCTCGATGGGCAAGACAATGAGTTGGTTTACACCGACCCTGCTACTTTTGACACAACTAATAGATCTCTCCCTACATTCTCTCACCACAAACTATCTGCTTTTGAATTTGCTGATGGTGTAAATGATGTTCCAGGATATAGTGGTCTGACTGACCTCAGCATGTATTATTACAAGCTGACACATGCTTTCCAGTCCGCATCTGGTCGTCCTGTTTCATTCCAATGGCCAAATGAGCAGGGTGATTTTGATAAGGTAAGACCTGAATATGAAATCGTTGGTGCTCTCGGTGTAGATGCTGCCGTTGTTACATCTATGTTTGCTGGTGATGGTGCAACACCTACAGCACAAGTTACTGTTACTACTCAGAATCCTCATGGATTCACCGCAGGAACTCCTGTTAAGATTCGTGGTGTTAATATTTCCAACTATAACATCTCTGCGTTTGTTACATCCGTAATCAGTGACACATCGTTCACTTATCAGTTGCCAAGTTTCCCAGCAAACTTAATTGCGACTCCAGACTCCTCTAATGCCACTGTAACCATTGAGTCTGATACAGTTAGTGGTGCATCACCTTATATCTTTAACGTATCTCTGCGCTCTGTATATGGTATGCAGGGTCTACATGGTGATGGTGCCAAGTGTACTGGTTTCAGATCTGTTGTTCTGGCACAGTTCACTGCCATCTCTCTCCAGAAGGACGATAGAGCATTCGTAAAGTATAATGAAAGTTCCAGACTATATGATGGTATTGTTTATACTAAGGTAACTGGTGGTTCTCTGTCTGCTCAGTCTAGTTCTACCAATAGTGCAACTGTCTATCACCTAGACTCTGATGCTGTCTATAGAAGTGGATGGGAAACTACTCACGTTAAGTTGAGCAACGATGCTGTATTCCAGATCGTTTCGGTGTTTGCTATCGGTTTCAATAAGCACTTCGAAGCTCTAAGTGGTGCTGACGCATCTATCACCAACTCTAACTCTAACTTCGGTCAGATTGCGTTGGTTTCTGATGGATTCAAAGCAGCAGCATTTAATCGTGATGATCAAGGATTCATCACCAATATCATTACTCCAAAAGAAATCAATGCAAGAGAAAAGCAGGTAAACTGGTTACAACTTGATGTTAATCTCACTACATCTGTAGGTATCTCTAGTCAGTTATATCTCTACGGATACTCTGACCAGGATATTACACCAACATATCTGACTCAAGGATTTAAGATTGGTGCAAGACATGGTGAGACTCTGTATCTCCCAGGTACAAGTGGTATTGGTACTCTGACTGCTACGATTCAGATGCCTAATAATGAGGTATCTTCTGGATCCACTATTGCTTATGGATCTAAGTCTGGTATTAAAGAAGCAGCAGTTACTTCTGGTCCTACAGATAACGAACTGACACTTGCTAGTGACATTGGTTTAGTAACTGGTGAATCTATTAAACTCATTAGTCAAACTGGTGATCTCCCTGAGGGATTAGAACCACATAGAACTTATTATGCTATTAGAGTTTCTGCTACTGAGATTAAGGTTGCTTCTTCCTTCTCTGATGCTCTGAATGATAATGAAGTTTCTATCGTTGGTGGAACAGCATTATTTGTTCGCAGTAGAGTAAGTGATAAGAACGCTGGTGAAATTGGACACCCAGTTCAGTTTGATACTGTCAACAATAACTGGTTTGTTCATGTAAATGCTGGCAACGATATTTACACGGGTCTTTCTACGTTCACCAGTGCTGCTACTGCTAGACCATACGTTAGGAGACGTGATGACACTAGAGGTCTTGACTCCAAGATCTATCGTGTTGGTTATGTTATTCCTAAGGAATCTCAGGATGCTAGAGATCCCAGACAAGGATATGTTCTTCAACTCTCTGCTCAAACTGGATTTGCTCAGACTGATTACGCTACTGCCACAACATTACAGAGATCCGATGTTCTCTACAACAGAAACAATAGTTTCATCTCTACCTGTTCCGCATCTGGAACAACAGTAACATTCAGATCTGATCTTCCTCACGGATTAGATGTAGGTGATAAAATTGTCTTCACTAACATTAAGAGTAGCACTAATACTGTTGGTGCTGCTAACAGTGGATACAATGGCAAGTTTGCTGTAACTGGTGTTACAGATGATATGACATTCACTACTGGCATCATTGATGTTGATGGTGTAACACACGACCCTGGTACATTTACAGATACAACTGGTTCTAGAAACCTTTCTCTGCCTAGATTCGAGAGAAACGATCTCCAATCCAACTTCTTCATCTATAGAAACACTATCGTCCAAGGATATGAGAAGGACAAGTCTGATGGTCTCTATATCCTTGAACTTTTAGATGCTGACTATGCTCCAGAAGTAGAATTCACAAGTCAAAAGTATAAGCCCAACGTTGCTGATTACTATCCCCAGTTTGACAGAGATAATGCTACTGCTAACCCACCTGCTGCTGCCTCTTATGCTAAGAGAGCACCTGTTGGTGAAGTTGTAACAAACGATCAGAAGAATAGTCTGACAAGAAACACTATTGATAGTTTCTTCAAGAAGACTAAAGTTGGTAAAGAAATCAGTTCTGTTGATACCACTGCTGGAATTACAACATTAACATTTGACAGAAGGCACGGATTCAATGGTGCTCTGGGTATTACCACCATCACTGATAATACCACATCTTATGCTGATGGCACATATTATAATGTAAAACTGCTGAATGATGGCACATCTACATGGCAAGGTGCTACTGCTAAGGTATTCGTATCTGGTGGTGTTATTGCTGATGTTGATATCATGAACCCTGGTTCTGGTTATGCTTCGGCACAGAACCTTGATATTGAGAGCATCGGTGGTGAAATTGGTATCGGAACTACAACAATCGCAGTTAATGTTGGTGATGTCGTTCAGGTAACTGGTCTTGGAACAACTGCTAGCACTCACTATAGAATTGATAGCATTGTAAGTGATACTGAGATTGCTATTGCCAGAACTTCTACAGACCCAGTAATCCTACCAAACTCTTACGTTTATAACGTTGGTGTTGCTGTTACTATCTCCAGCACAACCTATGATTCTCCAAGTGGTATTACTACCTTTGTCTGTAGCAATCCACATAACTTGATTGCTGGCAATAAGTTTGAACTTCTGAATAAGAGCAATGGTAGACTTGGATCTTTCACTGTTCGTGAAAGAGTTGGTATCAATACCTTCAGTGCTATTACTACCGATGAGATTACTTCTCCACACTATATCTACAAGCATGGATTAGAAGCAAACGAGCAGACTACATCCATCACCGAAGAGTTTGGTGGTAGATTCTTCGCAGTCTACGGTGGTGTAAGTGATCAGATTGTTGATGCTCTGACATCTACAGGAACGGCAATCAAACTGCCTAATGTTAATCTGGCAACCACTAAGAAGTTTGCTCTGGGTGACTACATCCAGGTCAATCGTGAGATCATGAGAGTCGTAAGTTCTGCTCTTGGTGGTGTTGGTAGTGATGAAATTACTGTTGTTCGTGCTATGTTTGGCACCAGAGCAGTTGCCCACGATGCTGGCTCCAGAATCCAGAAGATTGTTCCTCTGCCTGTAGAACTGAGAAGAAACTCTATCATGAGAGTTTCTGGTCATACATTTGAGTATCTTGGCTATGGTCCTGGCAACTATTCCACGGGTCTTCCACAAGTCCAGACAAGAACTCTCTCTGATTTGGAAGAGTATCTGTCTCAAGCACAAGATAGAAGTGGTGGCATCGTTGTTTATACTGGTCTGAACAATGATGGTGACTTCTACATTGGTAACAAAAAGATCAACTCTTTTACTGGTACTGAGGAGACATTTAACGTTCCTGTTCCTACAGTAACTGGTTCTGATTCCACTGCTTCCAGTCAGAGATTTGATGAACTGGTTGTTACTAACAGCATTTCTGTTGAGGGTGGTGAGAATAACAATATCCTCAGTAACTTTGATGGGCCAGTCAACTTCGGTAATGAAGTTTCTGCTGATGGTGATGTAACAATCAACGGCAATCTTACTCTTTCTGGTGGATTGACCATTGACCCAACTTCCACTGCGTTGGCAACACCAACCTTTGGTGATATTCGCATTGCTCAAACAACACTTAGCACCATTGATGTTGCTAGTGGTGACATTACAATCAACGCAGGAATGGGTGCCTCTGTCGGTATCAACACGATCACAACTATTGACGGTGACCTGTATGTAACTGGTAACATTACTGCTTACTTCCCATCTGATATTAACCTCAAGAACAACATTCAGGTCATTGATAAACCAGATGAAAAGATCAAAAAACTGAGTGGAAACAGTTTCGTCTGGAATGAAAAAGCAGGTAAGGGTAAAGAAGGACAGATTGATTATGGTGTGATCGCACAAGAAGTTGCGAAAGACTTCCCCGAACTTGTCGTTGAAGATAAGAATGGTGTCAAGAAAGTTCGTTATGAAGGTCTGACTCCTGTGATGATTGAAGCAATCAAGGACTTGATTGGTAGGGTTGAGGCTATTGAAGGTGGAAGACCAAATGGTCCTAAACCAGGAGCACAAATGCAGATTCCACCTTATCCATATCCTTATCCCCCATATCCATATCCTTATCCCCCACAACAACCACCCCAGGAACCACAACAATAAATAGATAAAAAGGGTCTGTGTAGACGATGCCTAGTAATTTTAAGACCGTTGTTAATTTTAGAGACGGTATTCAGGTAGATACAGATGATATCGTTTCTTCGAATGGATTGGTGGGCATTGGTTCCACCCTTCCAAGAGAAACTCTGGATGTAAGAGGTAATACAATTATTGATGGTACGGTTACAGCAAACGCATTTAACGTTTCTGGTTTCTCTACCATCACTAGTGGTCTTACTATTGGTCTTGGTTACTCTGTTGGAGTAGGAACTGCTGTACCTGAATCAACTTTCCAAGTAGGTGTTGGCACCACTGGTGTAACTATTAGTGCTGCTGGAAGTATAACTGCCGTAACCTATTATGGTGATGGTGGTTCACTTCTTAACCTACCAACATCTCAGTGGGTTGATACTGATGTAGGTCTTGGATTTACTAGCATTTATGCTGCTGGAAATGTTGGCATGGGTACAACAGATCCCCGTGCTACTGTTCAGATTGGTCAAAACATTCAGGCAG